GACATTTTTTGCATTGAATCTAGACAGGTTTTGTTTTTTTGTATCAATAAAAATTGGTCCATCAAAAGAATTAATAATATTTTCTATATGTTCGTATGTTAGAAAACCTTTATTGTAATCACTGATGATTACTGAATCATATTCGTGTATATTGGTTGGAATAATACCATTCCACGGAGTAATAGATGGTTCATAATCAACACGTAGCATATGTTGATTTGACCTACTATCAATGTATCTAGTTTTTATTATGGTCTCATTATTTGATATAAAATCGACATAAAAGTTAAGATTTTCGAGGTTTTTTTTAACATTTTGTGCCATTCCAGGCACTTTTTTGACACTTAAAATTTTTATAATAGGTACGGGTGCCTCTGGACTTAAACGTTCAACATTTCCTAGTTTATACTCATCTATGCAGCTATCGCCTATCAATAATACTTTGTATTTTATTTGTTGTTGAGTATTGTGCAAGTCGTTCATAGAAAATAATTTCTTTACAGTATTCTGCCCCGATTATTGGTTTATTAATATAGTCGCTACCTTTAATCATGATATCGGGAGAATAGTTTTTGATTTGATCGATTAATTCTTGGTCGGTGTTAAAGATTTCAACCCTATCAACATATTTTAAAGAAAACAACAAAGATGCTCTTTCATATTCATTGTTAACTGGTCTATCCGACCCTTTTAGTTTTTTTATTCTACTGTCACTATCAATTAAAACTAAAACGTATGAGTTGGGCCATGATTTAGCGTATGCCAATAAATTCAAATGGCCTATATGTATTATGTCAAATGTTCCGTTAACAACGATTTTTTTCATTTAACGTTAAGTTTAGTTTATTTAGATTAGCACAAGTATATTTTTGATATTGTGATTTTAACTCATCCGGGAATGGGATTTCAACTATTTTAGCGTTATATTTTTTTGCTACTTCTTCTGCAACTGATCTGAAAGATTTTGGTTTTCCGGATCCTACATTCCATATATCATTTTCTTTTACATTAAAGAATTGTTTATGTATATTGATCACTTCATCAACATGTATGAAGTCTCTCAAGAAATTTTCAGATCCCTGAAAAATTTTAATTTCTCCGGTTTCTTTTGCTTGTTTTTCAAACTTATGATATGGACTAGGTTGGTCTTTATGATCTTCATGTGGCCCATAAACATTGAAGTATCTAAATCCTTGAACAATGATATTATTAAATTTTTGTGTTTTTACATGTCTATCAAAAAGATATTTGCTCCATGCATAGGGACTTTGTGGATTTTTTGGTGCATCTTCATCAAAGTTTTGATAAGTCCCATATACGCTGGCTGAACTTGCATATTGTAGATTTACATTATTGATTTGACATGCTACTAGAACTATACAACTAAAATCATGATTCTGTCTCATTATACGATCTACATCACGTTCATTAGTTGAACTAATTGCACCTAGATGTATACACCAATCTAACCCTTCAAATTCAGGTGGTTCATCTCCCCACTCATAAAATGACAGTTCATGTTCATCCTTCAGTGCATTGACCATATTTTGGCCAATAAATCCTTTATATCCAGTTATTAAAATTTTCATAATTGGCTATCACCTTTTGCTACACGATAGTTATCTTCCACCGAATCTGGGGTACTAACTTCAATTATAGTACCAGCTTCTAAACAAATAATTTGATGGGGCATTAGGGGTTGATTATGCCATGTATCTCCAGGAGTCAATATTTTTTCATCCACGGATGCATCCGTAGTTTCTATCCATTTAACTATGAATTTGCCATCCAATACATACCAAGATTCATCTTTTCCTGCGTGGAAATGCATGCTAAATTTAGCATCTTTTTTAAATTTCAATAATTTTCCACAGTATTTGTCATTAGTAGCCCAGATTAGTTCATATCCCCAACCTTTTTCTACATAACCAGTAAGGCGTGTTACATTATCCATAATATTATCTTTATTATTTTATTTTAAGTTCTTTACATACTTCAATTATTAATTGAAAGTCTGCTGGTTGCTCTTTGAATTTTTTAAGCCAATATTTTATATCTAGGATATTAGATATAATCATCAATTGTTCATCTGATAACTTTTGAATCATTGATTTACCAGAATCGGTATTTAAAACTACCCAGCAGCTTACATTACCATATAATATATCATTTGTTACTCTATTGGAAGTCGCATAAAGAAAATAATGTTCAAAGTGAGCATTGTTATCACTGGCCCATTTTTCCATTGTTTTTATAGTTCGTTCAAGTGCATTTTCGGCTGATTCATTTTTAAGTATATCAACTAGATATTCTTCATAAATGCTATCTTTGCACCAATGATCCAATTTTACATTCTTGGTAATCAGATAGTTTATAAAGTTATCAGGATATAATACTTTTAGGTTAGTAATATGACTACCAAATTTTACAAATGCATTGTAGTATGGACTATCACAAAAATCTTCGTAAGTTTTTTCCTTTGCTTTAGGGCTAAACATTTTGAAAAATTTAGTAAATGCAACGAATCCCGCCTGAACACGTTTTTCATTTTTCTGTAATATCCTACGCTTAGGTTCACACATATGATTAATCAATGTGCGTTCACCGATAAATTTTCTATTACAATAATCACATTTATAAGGTTGGTCTAATAGTTCAACCATATCACTTGTAAATTTTCCTTTCGGTTTCATCGAATCCAAGTTTGTCAAATAGTTCATTTTTTTCTTCTGTAGTTATTTGGGTTGCTAAGATTTTTATATCTGACAATTTCATATTTGGATAATATGATTCTAATAATTTTTCAAATTTATTAGTTGTTTGAGTAGTTTTTTTGAATGATGCGTAGGGATGATATGTATTAAAACCAACACCTATACAACAATTTAATAACCATAACAGTTCTTTATGGTTTTTAGATAGACTCCAGAAGTTTTTATTAGTATATTCATTTGTTTTTTCTAAAAACCATGCTTCTAATTCAGTCGAATCAACATTGATATTAGATGTATAGTTTAGAAGAATATAGTAATTTACATTTTTAACTTCTTCCTCAGATAATGAGGAAAGAAATTCATAATTCTTGCTGTCTATAGCATTTAATATTTTTTTGATATCGACTTTATACGTCATTTGTTTTCAAGTTCTCAATAGCAGTACGCAACGCATCATCAATTGATTGAATAGGATAAACACTCTGTAATTTATCTGTATTCATAACACAATTTGATCTAGGTGCAGTGGTGGCTTGTTTAAATTCTTCTTCAGTAAACCATGATTTGTCTAAACCAAGCATATCTGCAATTTCTTTAGTTGATTTTTGTCCGGGGTTACAAACATTATATATACCCGGTGTAGGCAGTGTTGCCACAAAATGAATAGCAATTTTAGCCACATCATTTACATAACTAAGGCTATTTGTGAAGTCAATCAATTTTTCGTATGTATGTAATTTACTCAAGAAATTCTTAGGATGATGATTATCACCAAAAGGCATTCTAATACGAAGTAGATATGATTTATTCATATATGGCTGCAACAATGATTGTTCTAACGCTTTAGATCCACTATAAAATGATCCATTGTTAAAATCAAAATTTGGCTCATCTGTTTCTAACCAACCACCATGTTTATAACCAGTATACACACAACCACTACTAATATGAACGATTGGTATTGAACGATTTTTCATTTCCAATTGTACAGGAAACAACACGTTTCCATTAATAGTTTCTTGCTTATATATTTCACAAGCATCTACATTTGGACTACCAGTATAACCAGCAGCATTAATGATAGCAGTTGTCCCTGAAGGAATTTTATCAGTATGATGTATCCAATTATGAGGGATGTTTTGGTTTGTTAATTCTTTGGAGATATGTTCTCCGATATATCCATGTCCGATTAAAGTTATCATATTATTTCACCAACATTTAGTATAAAGTACCAATTCGCTTTGTCTACTTACTTCTTTAACAAAGTATACGCATTTTGGTTTGGGTTCATTGTTTAATGGAGTACAAAGTAATTGTCCAGATTTCATTTTAGGAAAATACCACTTTACATCTTGATATATATCAATAATATCAATATCTAAAAACTCCGGTCTAAAACTAGATAATGGATTAAAACAAAAAGTTTTAAATCCTCTATCATTAAGAGAAGTTAGTGGTATAATTTCCATATCAGGACCTTCTGGGTCTCCTACTATAGTGCACCAGTCAAGCGGCATTGTTAATTTGTAATTACCGATTTGAAGCAATGCCGCTGGTCCAGAAAAACTTTCTAAAAAAACCAAAGGTACAAAAAAATAATCTGGATTTTGATTATCACTGTTATCAAGAACAGAGAATCTTAAATCTTCATCTATTTCATCAGGAAGTTCGTTTAAGAAATAAGGCTTATTTTCTAGGGTAAGTATCTGCATAGAGTTATTATACTATATGTACTTTGGCTTTGCAATAGTAAACGGATATTTGGCATCTTTATAGAAACTTTTTCTTTTAGTTAAATGCTGTTTAGAATATTTTGTTGAAGCACAGATATCATATATATTTACAAAGTCTTTATCTTCAGCTTTTCTGATTCCTCTTCCAATAGATTGAATTACTCTAGTAAAACTTTTTCCTGGTTCAAGTAATACTAAATTAAAAATTCTTGGTATATCAATGCCAGTTGATGCAACACCGTATGTTGCTATAATTAATTTATTATTTGAGGTTGCAACTTCTTTATATTCAGTTTTTCTGTCTTTTGTTTTTACAACTCCAGATATAAATGGTACTTCTATATCTTGTCCTATGCTTTTATAATATTCATTAAATTTAGCTTGTAAAAATTTACCAGATTCTAATCTATCAACTAATACAAGAGTATTACCAGTATCATTGATAGGTTGAATTAACGTGAATATAAAATTCAATCTAGCTTCATCATTTACTAAAAACTTCAGTTCGTCTTGGTAATCTTTAAATTCTTTCCATTCTGCTGTTTGAACAATATTAACATGACAATTAGAAAGTATACCTTTATCCTGTAGTTCTTTTGCTGAAATTTTATTAACAACGTCCCCGATGCTTGCTCTTAATGATTCGTATTCAAAATCTTTCTTTGGAATAGTTCCTGTTAAACCCCAACGGATTGGAATATTGGCGAAATTTTCAGTAAGTAGTTTTTTCAAAACTGATGCAGTTGCCATGTGCACTTCATCAACAATAACTGTTTTTATATCTTTAATAAATTCAAGAAATTTTTCTTTATCTTCAATCGAATCATGTGAATTTTTATCTAACACATTTAGACTTTGCCAAGTGCAGATAGTATGTGTTTTTGTTAAGTCTTTTCTATCACCGTAAAAAACACCCACATCCAATCCGCATACAATAAAGTTTTCTTCAGTTTGTTCTACCAGTGATTTATTTGGTACGATTGTTATTGTTTTTCCATACTTTTCACAAATGTGAACCAATGTTGCATTAGTAATAGTATTGTGATGAACAAGCCCATTAGCATCATAATAAAGATAAGGATCTTTAATTGATATATCATAACAATCTTCATTAGCTGTTTCGATTATTGAAGTAACAAATACGGGAATATCAGACCGGTGATCTAGTATATCACCAATTTGCAAATCTGACAAAAATATATCTTTACCTTTAGTGCGTAATATATGGGTTGAAGCTGCTTTAAACATATATCCATTTGATAAGGTAACTTGCATCATTCTTAAATCATATTTTTTAATTATGTAATTAATTGATGATTTCCCGCTTGGTGTATCAATGTTTACACCCAAATCAATTATAGCACGCTCTTGATTATCAGTTAGTTTAAATTGTTTATATTCTTCTATATATTTTGCAAAGGTTGCTATCGGCAATGTTACTTTCGTCATTTAAAAATTCCTTACATAGTTTTATTATTTCTTTTGGAAATTCAGTATAATCTGACTCCCATATTATTAATACATCATATCCCGCATTATATAAATCCTCGATTTTTTCTTTATCATGCTTCCATATATCTTCAACTTTTTTATTTCTAATAAATTGATCGCTTTTATATTTTTTTGGATTTCCATGCCAATAATCACCAAAAAATTCAATAATTTTATTTTTATAGGTAAAATCAACACGATGTACTTTTAGTTTACCTCTTTTAGTTTTTTCATTTTTTCCATAATATCCTTTGCCCAATTGTTCAAATAATGTAATTGATTTTTTACTCCTACCAGTAGACATTTTTTTGTTTGCAGGTGCATTTAACCATTTTTCAATACGTTCATTATATTTTATTGGTCCTAAAACGTCACCATATTTTTTAATATAGTACTCCAATCCATTTGTCGTTTGACTTTCTTTTAATTTTAATTTCGCGTCATTTTCACTATATCCTTTTTTTATCCAAAAATTTAAAGATCTATTTGTATATCCTTTAGCACCCGGTCTAGTTGAAGGAGATTTACTAGATCGGTATTGTTGAATTTCAGATATTTTTTTTAATGAATCTTTTTCATCATATCCTAAATTTAACCAGTAATCTATAGTATTTTTTAATCCCTTTTTTCTGGATTTATATACATCATCTATTAATTTTTGACTGATGGGTTTATCAAAAAAAGGTATTAATTTTTCAATAGTTATAAGATTTGTATTATCTTTTCCACAATCACAATTTTTAGTAACTATAAAATTATTCTTATAAATTCCTAAATTAAATTCTTTATTACAAATCCGACAATTTCTAACAGATACAGAAGGTGATTTGTTTATAAAATATTTTCCTGGGTAAATTGGTTCATTTAATGAATCTATAAGTTCCCATTTATTAATATTATTAAGAGTACATAATCTTAACCAACTTTTCTTTTTAAAGTTATTTTTTATTTCTTGTAACGTCATTTTCCGACTCCAGTAGCATTTTATTTATAATAAATTTACCAAAGTCTGAATCTTCTTTAATATCTAATGTCAACAATGTATCACCTGCAAGACATTTACCGAATCCGGTTGCAATCTCTTGTAAACACTGTGGATTTTGTAAAAATTTATTAATTACTTCAACTTGATCTTCTCTAAGTAGAATAGGCTGACCTTCAAATCTATGACCTTTAGGCCATGTTTTGCCTTTCCAATAATTAATGTCAATTTCATTAAATGATAACTGATGGAGTGCTCTATTATCTTCAATCTCTATTGAATATTTTTTGTTTACAAGTATTTCAATGACTTGCGGTAGCATTGAAAGATATGTACTTCCACCCAATCCAAAAAAACTTACAGTTCCATCCCATCTTCCTAATTTAAATGATGGTCGGAATCTTGCAGTAGGATCTTCGTATTTAAATTTACGAACTAATTCTTTTCTGACATCTAAATCAAGACCCTCTATTTTACAATTTACTTCGTCTTTAATGATAATTTTACAATTTTGTGGCATTATTAATTTTTATCTCATTAAATGTATTTTTAATAAAAATTCTAGTTCTAAAAGGAAAATTAGAATATGTATTAGAAAAATGTATCAATGTGGTATGTTCTATACCTTTTTGAAATATCAATTTTGGAATTACTTTTTTGATGAAAATTACTTTGCTATTTTTACTACAAATGTAATTAATATTATTATCTTTTACAAAAACATTAAAGTTTTTACAATAAGCATTACTCAATCTAAACAATACACTGATTTCTTCATTTTTAATTCCGATTGAATTAAAAAAAGCAAGACAATGTTTCAAAGACTCTAGTTCTATTTCGTCTGGTAGTACCACTATAGCAGGAAAAATATAGTTTGATAAATTTGACAGATCTTCTATATTATCCATTGTTATAGTTTTTTTGTTAGTTAAAAACTCCAAATCAGTTTTTTTAATTTCATTATATTCAGCCAATGATGTTATCGAGGTATCAATTTTAGTGATACTTCTTTTCTTAGCCTCATATAATGCATCGTATATATTAGAGGTTGTAAAATTATTTTTTATATTTTTAAACTTAAAAGTATCATCTTCTTTTATCAAAGTTGGAAAATATAAATTTTCATTTTGTTTTATACTGTTAATCTCTTCTATATAATTTTGCAATTCTGAATCTAAAATAGTTTTAGTACTAAATTCAGAACAGAGTGTTGAGATGAATTCTATATTTTTTTCATGCAGAGCCATTTTCCATTTTTTACTAGAAATATCCCACGATAACTGCCTAATTAATGAATTATTACTTTTTATAAATCTGCTTAAATTTAAATTAAATTCTGATGATATAGTAATAGCTTTTTTAAGCTTAATATCATTTTCTATTTTTATTAGAATTTTATTTTTATCTATAGGTTCTGTAGTGGAAAATTTAGTATTTTTTACATATTGATCTAACTGACTTCGTAGATATGGTGCTATAGTTTTTCTATATTGTTTAACTATTAAAATTAAGTCATTTGACTCTTTAGTTGTAATAAATTTTTCTTGTTTTATATTCTCAATAATTGCATTAATATAATTTAAATCTTCTTGTTTAAGTGGGGCTTGTTTAACTATTGAAGTTAACAAACCTTCAAGAGTAATCGTCATCATATAAAGATATCTTCCATACCTGCTGTTCTTAACTTAATTATGTTATTAATTTGCCATTGTTTTACTTCCAGAGATTTAGTTATACCCAACCATTGATTTCTCAATAATGAAAATTCATTTATAATTTTTTCCATATCAGTTACTTCAGGATCGCCATCTACGTATTTTTCAACGTCACGACTACTCAAAGCTCGTTGATAACTTTCTAGATATTTTCTAAAGATTTTGCTTCTAATTTTTCTTAATTCAATGTTTAAGAGTTCTAGAATGGCTTCAATTTCTTGAAGTTGACCAAATCTTTGTTCTACAATACCAGGCATTTTGGCTGAAAGTTTTTCAAGGTTTCCCTCTATTTTAATTTCAGCCTTTGCAGATTCTAATTCATTATAGAAAAAATCTATACAAGTTGGGAGATATGCCAAATCTTTGACGACTTGTGCATATCTTGACATTAATAGTCCTCTAGATCTTCGTCACTATCTTCATCGTCATACTGGGCTTCGTCTGAAAATTCTTCCATGACTAAATCAAGTGCCTGATCAATATGTGGATCATATCCTTTTAGGCTTTCAAAAACATCGGAACTGATATCTTGATCCAATAAGAAATCCATAAATTGATTAGCCGCTGTATCACGCTGTTTTTCTGGGATATAATCCTTAAATGTATCCCAAATATCAATAATTTTCTGTTCATCCATAATTTTTATTCCTTTATCACAATTAAGATGTTATTCTTGTTCATCAACAATCATGTTATCTAGCAATTTAGTCTCAATATCTGCGATTTTTTGAGAAAATTCTTTCATCACGATATTCATAATATCATTGGTATTTTTATTCCATTCTTTGCGGAAATACTTATGAATTACACCATCGAGATCTACATAAACATATCTGTTACCTTCTTTGGTAATTATTTGTTTCTTTTCCAAGAGTTCAAACAGTCCACTATATGGATTCATACCTTGATCGTATGGAATTTTAATCTCCACATCTTCGAATGGCTTTGAATATCTAGTTTTCATGACTTTACAGCCTGCTCTGATACCGATAACCTCACTAATTTTGTTACCTTCTTCATCTTCCTTTAGTTTAAGCTTTTTCATTGCAACTACAATAGAACTAGCATAAACGAAACCTTGACCACCAGATATATTTGGGTCAGGATTATAAGGGTCTTGGCTTGCATAAGTGTGATTGGTTGCAACTAGACCAACATTGTAACTACCAAACATGTTTACACAATTTCGTACCAATGCAGTAAGTGCCTTTGGCTTCCTACCCATATCACCTTTTAGATCACCTGACTCAAATTGATTAATATCAGTTGGAGTTAGTAACATACCCAAGCTATCAATTACAAACAAGACTTTTGGTCTGTCTTCAAGAGGCATTGTTTTGTAATCTTTCATGAATTCATTAATAGTTTTAGCGACGTCATCCACCATTGACACATTAAGTTTTAGTAACTTATTGTCGGAAACATCAACACCTAAATTAATAAGCCATGATTTATCTAGAGCATTTTCTGTATCTATTAATACTACAAATATACCCTGTTCTTGAGCATTTTTGATTATATTACCAGAACAGATATAACTCTTTCCAGCACCTGATTCACCAGCAAACACTGTTACTTTTCCAAGGGGGATCCCCTTAAAGAAATCCCCCGAAATAAGATAATTCAGTGCGTAATTGCCGGTTGATACCCAATCGGTTGGATCGCTAAATCCAACACCTAGACCATCTATACTTTTAGTAATAGATTTTCTAAATTTAGAAACATCAAACGGTTTTATCATCAATTACCCCACTATCATTCTGATGTCTTGCGATTGCGTATCATTGCAATAATATCAGCTGCTCTACTTGAAGCTTCCTTGCCATTAGATGATGATTTTTCAGCTACTTGAGTATCTTGATCATCATCTTCACCAACAGATAAGGTGGCTACAGTTGGTTGATTTACTGTACGTGGTACACTCATACTAACGGCAGGACCACGAGATGATACAACACCCACCCCCTCGGTATCACCAGATGAAGATGGCTTAAAGTACTTGCCCCAACTTTCTGGGTCATATGCTTCTCCATCAACGCTAGCTTGGAACATTTCCTGCATGATCTTGATTTCAACATCGGTTGGTTTCTTTGGTAAGAATTCACGTAGGTTGAATAGCCCATACTTTTCAATGGCTTCTTGTTCACGATCTGACAAAGCTCTTTCACGACGAGCCCATGAAGAGGTGTTGTAATCAGCGTATTCACCCTTTTTGGTTTTGGAAATTTTGAAATCTAAACCCCTTACATAATGTGTTGGGAGTTCTTCAATCTCATTATCCATGAGTGCATTTTGAATGATATTAAAAATTTGTCCACCCATGATAAATCTACGAATTGGATTTTCTGGGACAGATTCTTCTTGATACTTTGAATCAACAACAAATCCTTGGAAAATATAACTTTTCTTTTTCCAATACTTTCTACCTAAATCAGTAAGAGACTCATCCTTGAACCAAGGACGAACTTCAGTAAGAATAGGACATGATTCATTCCACATTTCCATACATGGAACTTGTACAACTACCTTTTTAGAATTTACTTCACCCTTAATTCCATTAAATGGAAGACGAATGACTTGACGCTCTACCCAAAAGAATGTATTGTTGGTATCACCGTCTGGTAAAAATCTAACAGTGGCTGTTTGTCCTTCATTGATGTTCCAGTGTGGATAGACCGCATTGTCTAACGCAACTGACTGCTGAGACTTTGTTTTGTTTAAAAGTTGTTGACGAATTTCTGCTAATGTTCCGGCCATAATTTTCTCCTTAGTTAATGCCATAATTTTGCCGCTCTTCTACAGCCAACTGACCGTAGAAGAAGAGTGCATAGTCGTATACTATACACTACTATTTAGCAGAATGCAATACCTAAGAATTAAATGTGTTTTTGTAGGCCAGCTAATTCTTTTATTCTGGAAAGACCATCATCCTCTAATGGTTTTAGGCTATCAACTGGTTTTTGATGCCTCATCTCCCATTTCTTTGTCAATTTTTCCATCATTTTTTTAGCTATGTAATCAGCTTTTTTTACAACGCTTTCTTTTTTATATTTTTCTGAAATTGTTTTTTCAACTTCAAGACAAATAGCCTCTTCACTTCTGAAAGGACCAACGTCCTCATTTGATGCGTTATAAAATCTTTTTACAATATTTGCAACTTCTTGTACTAAACTTGAACCAGACTTTTTATGGATTATATTTTCTGCGGTTGCTTGCGGTTGTTGCATAGCAGGTTGTTGAACTGGTTCTGGTGCAGGTTGTGCAGCAGGTTGTACAGCAGGTTGTTCAACGGGTTGTTCAGCAGGTTCTGGCTGTTGTTGATTTTCATCTGCAAATAATTCTGGTAAATCTTCCATCCACTGGGGCTTGGTATCCTTTACCCAATCTTTGAAAACATTAATTGCAGGACTGTCAGCACCAGCCTCATCTTGATCAGCTGTCTCTGAACGTGCTTTTAGCTGATCTTTTAATGATTTATCATCAGAATTATTTTCATCCAAATCAAATAAATTACTCAATACACCCCAAGCATTTGAACCATCTGGACCTAATGTTATTTCTGCCATTTTATCCATTAATGATACATCTGTACCTAGTTTATTTTGTAATTCATCCATATCTAATCTATTTTCTTCGATAGATGTAGCCCAACTTTCAAATTGTTTTTCTGGTTTTACTGATGTATTACTTTCTACTTCTTCATTAGCTTTAAAATTATCTTCATCGTCTACCAATTCTGCTAAATCTACTTTTTCTTGCATTATACTATGGATTAGTGGAAAAATTTTGCCCAATTCTTCATTAAAGGATTGTTGAGTAAATTTAGACTTATAATCCTCATACTGAACAGGGTCTAAATCATTGAGTAACATATCAGATTCAGAATTATTAAATTCTGCAATCCAAGATTCATAATTTTTTCTTCTTGCCAATGATTCAAGTTTCATCTTTAGATCAGTTAAGCGGTTTAATGCTTTTTCTGAAATACCAATTGCATCATCATTAAGAGTTGAATGTTGAACATGTTTTTGAAACTCTTGCAACTGTGCAATTTGTTCACTCATTGAAATAATTGCTCTACCGGCATCATCATGTGGTCTACCACCATGATCAACGTGCTGTGCCATAGCAAAAGCACCTCTTTGATCATTTAATGGATACTTAAATCTTTCACCATCAGCATTTTGAATAAAAATTCCTTTGATATTTCTTTTAGAACTTCTTGCACCAGGATAAGTTTCATCAACGGGTTTGTGATGTCTAACAATAACTTCTGTTTTTCCTTTTACTGCTCTACTTGTTTTTCGTGTGCTTTTAGCATCCCAACGTGACTCATTCATATTAATCATAGATGAATTATCCTTTTTATTTTTAGAAGATAAAAAATTAAAATCATTTTTATCAAGGTTTGATTTTGCAATGTCTCTGGTATCAAAACGTAATAAACGTCTCATTGCAAATAATCTCATTTCTTTTAAAAAATTATACCAAATTTTTTTTACTTCAGGTTCTTGATCTTCAGTTATTCCTTGACTATAATAGATTTTTAAACTACCAGTATCATTAATATTAATACTTATTCTACCAAAATTTACATTTTCTAAAATAAAATCAAAGTCAAAAAATCTAGCGTCTATTGGATTTATAGTTACGTTACCGTTTGTATCCCCCATTTCTAGGTTTTTAAAACGGCTACGCACTTTATCGAAAAGATCTGATGCAATTATATCAATAGGTTCCATAAAAATTATTTATCAAAATGAGCTTATATATATCGGCATAGGCAATAACCAATTTTCTTCGTCTTCTTCCTTCAATTTATCATAAATTGCCGGATCCCAATCTTGTAATGTCATTACCATTCGTATAGATAACAAAATACTACTTACTAAGTCATCATTTGACTCTGATTTGCCACCAAAACTTAATCCAATTGCAACATATGATTTTAATTCACTGATTAATGATTTTGAATTAATCTTCATTTTATTGTTTTCTATCAGTTGTTTTAATTTTGCACATGCAGCAATTTTACTAGTATGTGTGGTATTAAATCCTTTTCTATATTTTCGGCTATGACCACGTTTTACTGGTTCACTTAAAAATAAACCTGGTATAGTTTCTTCACCAATTTCATTAATTGCTATTAATGCTGCTTCGCCGATAGCATTATTTTCTACGCTGTAATATAAATTTAGTTTTGTATCTTTTTTATCAAATTCAGCATTTATATAATTACAAATATCTCTAAGTATTCTTGCTTGTCCTTGAACTGGTGTAAGATTATGATGCCACTCTGCCACTTGTTCAAACGTTGGAAGTTCTAATACTTGTATAGCTGCTGGGTCACCCCCTGTCCCAAGACTTGGATCTAAAGAAACAATATAAGTACATTTAGTGTTTATTTTCTTATACCATCTACACTGACCCATTTTCATGATAGGTTCTTTACCTTCCATAGAAGATAATTTAATACTGCTTATTAGGGTTTCATCAAAAATCAAAAATTCACAATCGTGTTCTCGCCTGAAACGTTCTTCACCAATTCTACTACGTTCTTCAGCAGCCCATTTCTCATCACGATCAGGGTGTTCATTCCAATAAGATCTAAAAGGAAAAAATCCGTTTTTTCCAACAACAGTTTCATTGCCAAATTCATCAAATTTTTTATTTGCTTCTTTCCATATAATAGCAAACTGATCTTCATCACTGTTAGGTGTGCTAGTTATAATAGCTTTACCGCCGGTTGCCAATGTAGGTGATATGGATGTCCAGAATTCTTCAGCCACATGAGGTGGAACATATGCAAACTCATCAGCATATAACAAAGATAATGACATACCACGACCAGTGGTTTCTGAAGTTGCTTGAGCTAAAATTCTGCTACCATTTTCAAATTCTATACTGTGTTTATTATAACTGGTACACCCCGCTCTTATAATATTTGGACACATTTCATATGCATATCTAATTCTTTGCATAATTTCTTGTGCACCGCTATACTTATGAGCCGCAATAAGAATTGTACTATCAGGAATAAACATAGCATACCATAATAGATAACCAGCAGCTGTTGTAGTTTTACCACTTTGTCTAGGCAATAGATTTACATTAAACCTATGCATATGATAACTATCAATCAATCTTCGTTGATATTCATATGGTTCATACTGAAGCTTTCCTTTAACAGGATGTTGAATGAAAAAATAGTTTTCCAAGAAGTAGTGCGGACCAGTTACGGGATCCATGCATTTTGCCAACGATTCTAGATCTTCCTCAGTGAATCGTTGTGTTATATGTGCTTGTTTTACAAGTTTACCATCTAAATTTTTACTAGGCATAATTCTATTTAATGTTATAATGATATTTTTTCATGTAGATATTTTTTGGCATTGTCTGAAATAATATCAAGTGTTAATTTTTTAAATCCATCTTTTATTGCATATTCATTATTATCTGAATAAGAATCTAACATATCATGTATGGTCAATACCATTTCTTTGAAATCAGCAACTTCTTTTACAAGATTTCCATAATAATTTATTTCACTTTTTTCACTTACTACATGTTTTCCATTTGTAAGTAGATGACTAATCCTAGGCTGTTCTTGCTGTGAAACACCATTACTGTTATGAATATTGATTATTATTTTAGATCTGGCAATATATTCATCAATTTCTGGATGGAAAACATTAGCTAATATCATTGATCTAGTATTTTGTCTAAGATAAAAGTTAAGATTATATAACCACTCATATCTCCTACTAGTTGATGTCCCAAAAAATAAAACATCAATATCTTTAGGTTTTGGTGTTATATTATCGTTAGATTGTGAATATAAAAAAGGTTTAAATTTTGCATTTATACCATGCAATTTTAAATATAAAACATTTTGATAATCATAGTCCCAGACTTCATCAACTTTTTTTAATTGTTTTAAAATTTTTTCAGAACTCCACCAATGATCTGTGGCACACAAGGGTTCAAGTTGATAAATTATTAATTTTTGATTTGGATGTTTCTCTCTAAATTGATCTATATTATGATTTAAGTATACTGAAAGTATACATACATCTTCTTTATCTTTTTCGGCATATAGTTCATCTATCATTTTAGTAACTGTAATCCAAAATGGTGAATATCTAGTGGGATAGTAATAAAGCATAGTTAATGTTAAAATTTGATTTAATATTTATAGATAAAAAAATAGGGAATATAAAAATATTCCCTATATTGAAAATTAAATATATTTTATTATTTGGAAGTTTCGCTTACGAAATTTCTATATGCTCTCATCAAATTTTCATACATATCGTCAACATGTGCACGTGGCATTGTACCATTCATTCTCTTACCTTTTTGTGGATGTCCAGCAGGATCTTGATTGTGTCTAGATTTGTCTACCATTGCATCTTTATTAAAAGATGGAACTTCGGTGGCATCTAATGGAGTATTTGAATATTCTTTTAGATCGTCATCATCTGAATCATCAGAATCATCTGAATCATTACCCATATCACTAAATGCATCCTGAACATCACTGCCTAGTTGATAACCCATAGCCCCAGCTGAAGGAGTTTTTCCTACAGCTAAACCTATTCCTGCGCCAGTTAACCCACCCATAAGTCCTTCATTTTCAACTTCATCCATTTTTGGATTTAATTTGTCGATAACAGAACGCATGACAGAAGTGCTATCATCACCCATCTCTGGTTCTACAACAGATACTGGTGTTGAAATTGGTTCTGGCTCGGAATCATGTTTTGACATTCCAGCCAAACTCATAATATCTTTGAGCATACTACTTAGTTCAGAACCACTTCCTGCGGTAATGTTAATGCTTGCTGGGGTAGATGGTCGATCCATCATTGAGCTACCATAATTCATACCACATTCACTTACATTTGATTCAGAAATATTAATATTTTGTTCAGCAGTAAGTTTATATTCTGGTCTATTAGGATTATTAGAATCTAATTCAGCCAGTCTTTTTAATACGTCTTTCATTTCCATGATTTATTTCCTTGGATCTTCAGCTATTTTTAAAACACTTTTGGTGTTTGGTTCTGAATCAGTATTATACTTAACTGTCTCAGATTCGGGAATTTGTTCTCCACGGGCCTTTCTTTCCAATTTTAAAAGATTGTTTAGCTCTTTTATAAATTGGCTATTATATTTGTCC